GCAATTTTGTTTGTTTGTGTGAAGCTTGTCATGAGTGCATACACAAACAAAAGCAAATGATCAACAATTTGCTTCCGTATTCTTATCTTGATTTTTCAGAAGTGCTTTCTGGGCTTATATCAGAACAGCCTAACTCTCGTTATGTAGGAATTATTCATCCAAGGGTGTTTTCCCAAGAGTATGAGATTTTGTTTGGCAAGATAATTGCAAAAATGTTTGCGTATTGTGGGCTTGATGATATTAAATATTTTTGTAACTTGTTAGAAGATAGAGAGTTTTTGGATGAGTTTGAAGATTTGTTGAACGATCACATTGATAGGTGCTCAAAATGAGCATTAAGTTAATGTGTATGGCGTTTGACGCAGAAATTCCTGCGACTCAAAAACTTGTTTTGCTTGCTTTGTGTGACAACGCTAATGAGCAAGGCCAGTGCTTCCCAAGCATTTCATTGCTTGAACGTAAGTGCTCACTTTCAGATAGGGCTGTTCAGTCTTCATTGTCATGGCTTGAACAGAACGGGTATTTGAGCAGGAATTTTAGGATTGGACGAGCGACGATCTATGTTGTAACCCCCGAACGTGGTTCACCCCCGAACGACGTTCACCCCCGAAGCAGCTTCACCCCACCCCCGAACGACGTTCACCCCACCCCCGAACGTGGTTCACCCTTAACCATCAAGGAATCATCAAGTAAACAAAAGAATAGAGGCACACGCATACCGTTTACAGAGCTTCCTGATGAGTGGAGCGAGTTCTGTAGGTCAGAGAGACCAGAGCTAAACCCAGTCAAGGTTTGGAATACGTTTTACGACTACTGGATTGCAGTACCAGGGGCAAAAGGCGTAAAAGCTGATTGGTTTGCAACATGGAGGAACTGGGTTCGCAATCAACGTGCTGTGACAGAGAAGCAGCGCAAAGACGATAGTTGGAAAGCAAGATTTTCAAGTTTCGACACCATCGACATGGAGGCGAGCAATGGAAAAGTACCCGTACTTCCAGAGGATTCTGTTCCGTTTTGAGACGCTGTTTGGCAGCAACAAGACCAAATCTGTGTTCAATGTGTCAGATCAATCATGGTCTGATCTGTCGGCAGCTTGGGAGCAGTATCTGCGATCAGCTAACCCTGATGCCATTCGTGCTGCGCTGGCGTCTTTGGCGACAAACCCACCGGACTGGCCACCGGCGCTCGGTGAGTTCATCAAGCTCTGCAAGGAACACAACAGGCCAGAACACAAACCTGCGCTGCCACCACCGGCGAAAGAGATCACACCGGAAGGCCAGCGGATCATCGAGTCAGCAGTCAGGCAGACCAGGACGAGTGGGTTCGATTTCCTGCATTGGGCAAAGCATCCAAAGTCAGCACAGGCTGTCTTACTGCTGCACAGAGGCATCAAGCACGACACTAGGCTCAGAGACATCTGGGGTCACCACATAGCCACAGACGGACGGGACTGCACTCCGGAGGCTAGAGGTCAACTGCTGGCTATAAAGGAAATCTATAGACCTGTCGCTGTCGATTAAAAAATATTTTGCAGAAAGTTCACACAGGACTGCAAGGTTCATGTAAAGTTACTCCATCGACACACACAACAGGAGTAGCAAACATGAGCAACTTGTACGACAAAGCCTACGCTGAATACTGCAAGCTTCCAGAAGTGCGGATTGATCCTCTGGATATGCCAGAAGACATCAGTCACATGGTGTACCGAGCGCGACACGAGATTGATCTAATCGAGGAGGGTGAGCGCGATGACGATATGCCATCACGCGCAGACATCAACAAGATCAAACGCTTTCTTAAAAAGTGGGCTGGCAAGTAAATAATCTGGTGCGTTAGGTCGAAACCGGCGAGAGCCGGTCTGCCAGTGATGCTGGCACTGATGAGACCAACAAGGAGCAGAAATGAAGATCAAAGCATCAACCCTTGCAATCGCACTGCAAGCGATCAAATGGGCGCAGAACCAGAAGGATTGCCCGGATCATCTTAAGTTCATTGCGACCCTGGACGCGCAGGTCAACATCAAAGTGGTTCTGGATTCATTGCAGGTCGAGGTTGAGGATGAGCACGTGTGTTGAGTGTGGATCTTGGGATTCCAAGACGCTGGAGACCAGGAAAGACACTCGATACTGGTGGATCTGGAGAAGGAAGAAATGTCATGACTGCGGAGCAACCTGGGCCACATACGAGGTTCCAGTGCAGTCACTGACAGCAGAAGCTTCTAACCCCGATGGAAAACTGGAGCGAAGATAATGGAAATTGAAACCAGGATTCAAGGCATCCCTTGCATCGTCAAGCTGGTCAGCTATGAGCGAGTCAATGGATCTTTCTCTCGCAACTCTGCATCGGATCTGGACTACTACGGATGGAGCGATGCAACTTATCAAGTGTGTGACCGCAGAGGTAGGCCAGCACCGTGGTTGGAGCGTAAAGCTACCGACAAAGACTGGATGAGCATCGACATTCAGATGGATCGCGTTAGGGAGTATCAGAATGACTAGGCAACAAATAAAACAAATGATGCACGAGTCAAAAGCAATCGAATGGTTTGATTCTGAAAACATGGACTGGCTGGAGTATGTAAATGTATTTGATAGGTTTGCCAGCCTTGTTGTTGCTGCTGAACGCGTTGCAATCGAAGAGGCAGAGAAGCCGCGCCAATGGCAAGGGCTGCACTCAAGAAAGCAAGAGGTGAGAAATGACCGACAACATCAAACCATTTATCAAAGCCACTACACCAGACAACAGCGACGCGATTGCAATGCTTGAGCAGTGGCTAGAGGACGCCAAGGCAGGCGAGATCGTCACGGTCGGTCTGGTCGGAAAGCGAATCGGTGGCGAGTGGCAGACAGGCATGAGCAGCAGTCAGAACAGCCTTGAGGACGCAGCAATGCTGATCGAGTTGGGTATGCGGCGTCTTGGTTTTAAGCAGAGGTGAGTTTTTTAACCGCAACAGGAGGTTGCAATGAGTGATGATCTGACCTTTGGTATGAAAGCAGTTGGCCTGACCTTCAATCCGTCGAACGATCCGACGGTAGATGCGATCAAGCGCAAGTGCGCGGACTTGATTGACGAGATTCACGAACTACGAACCAATCAACCTAACAACGAGATTGCTCGTATGGCGAGTATCGCTATTACCGAGATCCAGACCGGGCAAATGTGGGCAGTGAAAGCTGCTACTTGGAAATACTAGCTCGTCGGTTGGAATGGAGAAAGCAGTACCAAGATGAGCAGAAAATGATCACCGAAGCAAAACTTAAGGAGAAGAACACATGCCAACACACATCACAAAGACATGGTTCGATGGCGATAAGGTAGTGACGCAGGAAATCCCTGAGTCTAAGGTTTACAAGCAGGTGCCGGTGGCGTGGCTTGACGAATATGGCAATGTTTTTCCTTTGGCGGCAAAACAATATTCAGTTGTTGGTAAACATTGGGAACCCCTCTACACCACCCCACCCGCCGCACAGCGCCAATGGATCGGGCTAACGGATGAGGAAGTACATGAGGGGTTTTGCCATGTCGAGTACGAAACCCCAAACGATTGGAACACCGACCCGGACGATTGGTGTCAACAGTTTGCTCGCTACCTCGAGGCAAAGCTAAAGGAGAAGAACGGGTGACACACGATGACATCATTCGCATGGCAGCAGAGGCTGGATTCATCATCGACCAGGAGTCCAGGCAATTCCAGCCCAACTGCATCTCACACACTCATCATGTCATCGATGAGCAACTTACCCGGTTTGCAGAGCTTGTCGCTGCGTTTGTCAAGAAAGATCAGCGCACATCCATCGGTGCATTGTTGAGGGACTGATGCAGCCAGACAACGCACAGACAGACGCAAGCCTATTCTTTCGCACGATGGACACCTGTCCAATCAACAAGAAAGTTCAGCTACTCAACAAGGCTGGAATTGCAACAACAGGATGGTGGGACGGGAAAGAAAAGTGGTATATCGGTTGGTTTCCCATTCCCAAAATCCCTGACAACCTAAAGAAGGAGATCGTCGGTGACACCAGAACTTGATCAGGTCTACAAATCAATCCCAGAGCAACGGTTGATCGCAGCGGTTGTCGCAACCGCAATGCGTGATGCTTGCATCAAACCATTCAAACCATTCGGAGAAAAGCACTTCAAACTGACATTCGACTGCTTAACCGCTCACGATTTTCTGTGGACAGATGCGTTGGAAAGTTATCTGCACTACCTGGATATCGAGGTAAGTTACTTCCGAAAAGCACTTATCAAAGCAATGGACGATGACACGGAGAAAAAGATTGGATCATTCAACTCAGAAGACAGACGAGCATTCCGGTTCAACAAGAGGCTCTGGGATGCTCAACAACCCGGTGGACTGGTCGTCGCACTGGCTGACCCTGAATCAGATGACTGGAAATCTGTGGATCCAACTTTTGAACAAAAATTACAACGAAGCTCAAAATTTGTTGGTGGAAATGGCAGCACAAGCCAGACTCATGTCTCAGTTTCTGAAAATCCAGAAGGAGTCTGATCATGGCAACAATGTCTTTCGATGAGCTTTATGTGCGGGTTGTCGGTTGGAGTCGGGCCAGACAGATCATCCCAAACTCAACAGCTAACGCTCAGTTTCTCAAGATGGTCAGTGAGATGGGTGAGCTTGCAGATGGGATTGCAAAGAAGGATGTTGCTCTAACCGCTGATGCTGTGGGCGATGTTCTGGTATGCATGATCAACTTCTGTGAGCTTGCAGGGCTGGATATGCTGGATTGCCTGGAAGGTGCGTATAACGAGATCAAAGACCGGAAAGGCACTCTGATGCCTAACGGGGTGTTTATAAAGGAGACGATCGTATGAAGCTGGCCACAGACTGTTATGTTTTGAGAGGCATCACCTGGGTTCCACACTGGCTGAAGCGTGGAAAGTTTGTCTCACCGGGTTATGGTCGGCAACACATGGTCGAGATGACAGCGCAAGAGTTGCTGGTGAAAGGCGCACAAAAGCAACCAGAACTGCTGTTTCCGTCTGCAAGATAAATCTGGCACAATTGGGGCGCTCCTTCCTTGGGTGTCTCCCCGATTGTGCCTCCTGCGTGGAGGCACTTTTTTTGATACCAAAACGACTTCATTTCGTCTGGGTTGGTGATGAGTCCAAACGTCCAGACGCAGAGATCCAGTCCTGGATCGACAAGAATCCAAGCTACACGGTCACGGTCTGGGGTAACAGCGACCTGAAAGATGGCTGGCTCCTTGCAAAACATATGCGGCACTACTGGGAGCGAGAGCTTTGCGGAGTTGCCGACTGTATGCGCTGGGAGATCCTCTACAACCACGGTGGGATCGCACTGGATGCTGACAGCCTGTGTGTCAGACCGCTCGAGGACTGGCTGTTAGAGCCGGATGTCTTTGCGTCTTGGGAGTCAGAGATCAAGCGTCCAGGGCTGATCGCAAACGGTGTGGTCGGATCAGTCCCGCGCCATCCGTTCATTGGTCAGATCATCAAAGACCTGGAAAACGACACTCCAGGCGATAGGATGGCCTGGGAGTTCTCAGGGCCAGCAAGAATCACTCAGACAATGCACGAGCATGAGTTCAGCGATCTCACTGTTTATCCGTCTCATTACTTCCTGCCTGAACACTTTGCTGGCTCCCGCTATACGGGCAAAGGACAGGTATTTGCAACGCAGGAATGGAAGAGTACAAGAGGTGGCTGGCAATGAGATTTTTGGTCACATCAGCGATCAACAACGACGAAAGACGTTGCTATGAGCTTCTAGGAACGCTTGAGAGCATCTGGAAGCGATTTCCACTGTCCTCCATCGTCCTGACAGAATCGTCGCGCTATAGGCCCGATAAAGCCTTCCTAGAGGCTATCCCGCGCAGGGTGCATCTGGTTCCGTTCTGGGATTGTGATTTCATCCATGAGGCGCATGACAGTGGATTGCCTCGCGGGTTCATCCAGAACTCAATTGAGATGCAGGTGATGATCCGGTCACTGGATTGGCTAACCGAGGCTAACAACTACAAAGTGAGTGGTCGCTATCAGTTGACGGATGACTTCAGTCCGGACTCGCACGATCCAGAAAAACTGGTGTTCAAGCGCAGGATTCCGACAGGGTTCAGTCTGGAGGAATGCGGCACGACTCATATGTTCATGACTCGGTGTTACGGAATACCAAGCACACAGATTCCTACGCTAGAACTGGCGCTGAAACGCTCACTGGCATTCCATTGGAGTCAGTGGAAGGACAAAAAAGTCTTTGACATTGAGCATGGATTGTTCAAATTCCTGCCGGAGACAAGTGTGCAAGAAGTTGATAAGATGGGTGTTATTGGGCGTATTGGGCACTTAGAACACATCGTCGAGGACTGAAATGCCGATCACCAGCAAGCAGCAGCAGCGGTTGATGTACGCAGCAGCCGGGTCAAAGAAGGTTGCTAAGTCAACCGGAGTCCCGCAGAAGGTTGCAAAAGAGATGATCGAGGCAACCCCTAAGTCTGCGTACAAAAAGATGCCAAAGAGGGCAAAATGAACGGTTGTCCAGTCTCAACGCAGGATCAGAAGGTCAATGATCGGAACAAGGCTGAGGCTGAATCCAAAGCTGGATATACCGAGGCAGAAGACGATGAGATGAGTTGTGGGAACTGTGCGCGGTTCCTGCAAACCCCGGAGATGATCGAGTGCATGGTTTCTGGTCTGCCAGAGGAAATGCAGGAGATCGTTGACGAGGACGACATCGGTTATTGCGCTCGATGGGACTTCCGGTGTTCAGAGGATTACGTCTGCGACCGTTGGCTGTCTGGTGGGCCTGTTAAGGGCATGACTGAGAAGCACAAGATCATGCTTAAGATGGCTAAGATGATGGAGGAAGATTAATGGGTACGACCAATCAACCGAAGTACAAAAAGCCCAAGCCTGCCAAGAACAACGCTCCAAAGTACCCGAAGAAATGAAGCCCGTCTGGGACAAGCCTCGGCCTAAGTCTGCTGGCAAGCCTGATCCGCTGTCGAAGAAGCAGAAGAAGTCTGCTAAGGCGATGGCGGCTGCTGCTGGCAGACCTTACCCTAATCTGGTGGACAACATCAGGGCAGGTAAGAAGAAATGAAGTCACCTGCATGGACTCGCAAGGCCA